AGGGGACCCACCGTGCTAATGCGCTAGCCGGTTGACAAGCCGACTACTCTGCTGGTGGACGGAGGTTTCTTTGATCTCCTTAGAGATCTCCGTCATCCAGCTTTACCGGATATCAAAAGATATCCGGTCCTGCTTCAAGGTAAGGTGTGGTATGGCCTACGATTTCGTAGCACGAGGTGCTACTGTAAAAGAGAGGCCCATCGTTTTTGACGCTGGGTCTTTCAATGACAGTTACACCATTGCGGGGGTTTATAACCCTCACATCGTGCCTTACTCAATTGTAGGGAGGCAGTTTACTGCCTCGAAAGATCATCACATTGAGTGGAAGCTGAGAAATCAGCTTTTGCGCGAAAAGCGCTACGTTGGCAAACCTGGTAAACCACGTTTCCCTATAGGGAACATGGTGACCGGGTCTGCAAGACAACGTATTCTCAATTTGGATATCGGAGGATCCTTTTGGTCCACGAAGAATTCATACTACAACTCGCATAAGCGAGTGTATGGGTATGGACTCTCAGCGGGGCCAACTGGAAACTACTATTGGGGGCCTGCTTGTGCCTTCAGTAGTTCGGCAGCGATGTCTGGCATTATATGGCCTAGCGTCCCTTCTTACGAAGTGCAGCAATTAAATGCACTCGCAATGGGGGGCGCCGCCATAGCCGACACCGTACCGACCGCTCCAGTGACGTCGCTCGCCAACTTTCTTGGTGAGATCATTCGTGACGGGATTCCCGACATGATTGGTCGCACAATTCGTAGGGAAGGATTTTCTCTTGACTCATTGAGTAAAGAGTACCTGAACTACGAGTTTGGTTGGAAGCCTTTGGTTTCCGACCTCACAAAGTTGGCAAAGATCATTCTTAAGTCGAGAGACTTGATTGATCAATACGAGCGAGATTCGGGACGTAATATATCCCGACGTCGCACCTTTCCCACACAGCGCTCTGTAAGCGTTAGTACAGTTTCTGGGGTACCTATGTCCCCAGGTTTACGAACTGGTACTTTTGCTTTAGGCGCGAACACAGGGCTTCAAACTAAGACCCGTGAATCCATCACGGAGTACTGGTTTTCCGCAACATACAGCTACTTTTTGAATTTCGGAGACGATAAGTTTTCGAAATTCCAAAGAGCTGTCTCAATAGCTGAAAAGCTATTGGGCTTCGAGATTACTCCCGAAGTGGTGTGGAACTTGACGCCCTGGACCTGGCTCACCGATTGGTTTGTAAACATTGGTGATGTATTTACCAATGCCTCTGCATTCCTTAAGGATGGGTTAATTATGCGGCGTGGATATCTTATGTGCGAAAATAGCACAGTAGATACCTACACTCTTCAAGGAATCGCCTTTAAAAGCGGTTCTCTGGGGACGCTAACTCAGTCATTTGGTACTCATTCCAAACTGAGACAGCGCGCATACCCTTGGGGCTTTGGGCTTAACCTCGACGCTTTCACGCCGAGGCAATGGGCCATTTTGTCCGCTTTGGGAATAACCCGAAGCGGACTCGCCAAGTGACAATACTGTTACTTGGCGTCCTGGCAGTATCGTATGAGGATCCCTTGGAAAAGGATCCGCACGAGATTGTCCAGGAACACCTCGGGGCTAACACATACCAGTGTTATCCCCCAACCTGTTAAGGGAATGCCATGGCTTTCGCCGATCCACAAACCATTACTATCAATGCTGTAGCTCAGACGCTTCCGCGTACGAGCTCTGGCGTCAGTTCAGGCGTCTTCACCAAAGACGACGGGACTGTCAAGGAGACGGTTTCTCATTCCTACGGGAAGAGAACTCGTCACCAATGCCGCATTGACTTCTCGAAGATTGCTCCAAACCCGTTGATCTCGGCCCAGAGTATCCTCTACAGTATGTCAACATACATTGTAGTGGATGTTCCGGTTACCGGGTTCACGATTGCGGAGCAGAAGCAGATTGTAGATGCGCTAACTGCGTATCTTACTGCGTCTTCGGGTTCTAAAGTTACCCAGTTTCTGGGCAACGAGAACTAAGCCTTGTCAGCTTAGAAGAACGGTTTGGCTCATTGAAAGGTGAGTTATCACGTAGCAGTACGTGATTCCGTGAAAGAAAC